CGCCCGTGCGCGAGCATCTACTGGTGGTGGTGGATTTGGTAGCCGACTTGGCCTTGTAGAAGCTACAACTGCTGGAGAGGGCATACAAGCTGCTGGAGATCTTCGTGCGCAAGCTGCCCGTGAAGGCCTTAGCTTTGCCGCAGGTAGGTATGATACAGATCGTGACGCTCGTTTTGCTGCTGACACTCAAGCCCGTCAAGGATACGAAACAGATGAGGCATCTCGCATTCAGCAAATGGAAGCATATCAAGGCATGGCTCCGCTTATTCAGGATCTACAGCGCCAAGCTGCTGCTGGTCTGATCGGAGCTGGGGAAGCAGAGCGTATGCTTGACCAACAAGCACTTGACATAGCGTATGCTGACTTCCTTGATCAAAAAATGTATCCACAAGAGCAACTCAACTTTGCCCTTGGCGCTCTATCTGGAACTCCATACAATTCTATCAATCGAAGCTATACTTCTGGAACTCAGATGAGTTCAAATCCATCTCTGTTTGGACAGACTTTGGCTGGTATGGGCGGATTGTACAGCGCGTATAAAATGGCGAATAGCTAAGTTAGGACAAGAAAATGGCTGTATTTGGCGTTTCAGGGACAGACGTAAACGAGGCAAGAGAAGGCGCTTTGCGCGGGATCTTGCAGCAAACTGCTGGTGGCGCAGCTAATGCTGACAAGGCTATTGCCTTGGCCCAACAACTGTACCCAGACACACCTAAAGCAGATCCGTATGAAGCTGCGTTCCAGTTCTTTGCTGAAATGGGCCGTCAGGCGTCACAACCCGGTGCGACTGCGCTTGGCTCTGCCGTTGGCTCTATGCAGGTTCCAATGGATTACCTGAACGCCAAGAAGAAAGAAGCTGAAGAAACAGAACGTGCGCGGATGACTACAGCCCTGTCGCTTGGTCCTAGCTTGAAGCCGAAGACGGTTGGCAAAGGTGGCTACATTAATGTCCTTGTTGATAACGAGCCTCAAGTTCTTACATCAGCAGAAATACAAGCAGCAAAAGCTGCTGGTAAGACTGTTTCGCCTTATGAAAAGCCGTCTGACAAAACAACCACATTCAAAGAGCGTAAGTTTTACAAAACTGGTTTGCCTGCCGCTGTTGTTAAAAACGAAACAGATGTCGCTGCTTTTGAAGCTGATGGATGGTCTGCTGTTCCTCCAGAAGGTTGGAGCGAAAGCACTGATGCAAATGGTTTTGAAACTCAAGCAAGTCAAATACTTGATGGCGGTCTAATTGTTTTTGCTGGGAAAGATGGAACAAGTAAAGTTATAAGAGCTGGAACCAATGAAGAAGTAACAGGTCAAGAAGCGTTAGATGCTATTAAAGAAGCCGAAGAACGTGGGATTACCATACAAGGGGAAAGAGCTGGTCAAAGACGTGCAGCAGTTGTTGCAGTAAATACATCTCTCAGTGCATTTGATCAGGTCAGTAAAAGTAGATCAAATATTGCCAATCTTGAAGAAGCCAAGAGACTTGTTGTGGAAGAAAACGCAAACACTGGTGTTATTGCTGATAAGTTGCCAAATTGGAAAGCCTCATCAGTTGCCCTAGAAACTGTGAAAAATGAACTTGGTCTGGATGTTGTCGGTGCCGTTACCTTCGGCGCTCTTTCTAAGGGCGAATTGGATTTGGCACTCAACACAGCACTGCCTACAAACCTCACTGAAGATGCGTTGGTTGACTGGATAGATCGCAAAATTGTTGCTCAACAAAAACTTCAAAAATACTTGTACAATCAAGCTATTTATTTGGCAGATGGTGACAAGACGATTGGTGATTGGCTGCGCACACAAAGAGATGAAAAAGAAGAGCGTGAGCGTATTGAAGCAGAGCGTAGGCAATCTGGAACAAATTATGATTTTTCTACTATGCCAAAGAATGAAATTCTTGAAATTGACATTGATACGTTAGATTCTGCTCAATTTGAGGCTTGGGAAAAACGTATGGATGAACTGGGGCTTTAAAAATGACTGAACAAGAACGCCGCTTAGAAGCAAGAAAACGCCTAGCAAAAGCACGGCAGCAATCTGGTTTAGATGCTTTGAATGTTGACCCAATGATACCAAAAGCTGATCCTGTTGGATATGTGGCTCCAGAGACGGAGCAAGGTCCAACAAACCTACGCGGTGAGTTTTCAAAGCAAGGTATAGATCTGGCGAGGCAAGCCTCTTTCCAAGGTGGCGGTGTTGTAGATGTCCCAGATGAAATTGCTCTATACTCTGAAGATGGCCTTCAAATACCTATTCCACAGATTGTCCAAAGCATACTTGAGACGGGTGGTGATTTAGGGGCATTTTCTGGTGGATTGACCACTGGCGGTATGGGTTACGTTGTAGGCGCTATGGCTGATGTCGCGGTTAAAGCTGGCATGAGCGAAAGCGGTGCGAGGCGTTTAGCCAGAGACGTTATGGCTATGCCAGATGCCTTTGTTGGGATGCTTAGAGGTTTTTCAAAACCAAGAGGTTCCAGAGGCAGTATAGATAAGACTGTTAATAAATTTACAGACGCTGAAAAGACAGCCCTTGAAAGCGCGTTGCCTGATACGTCTCTTCCCGTCAAAACTATACAACTGACGCCTCAAGAGCTTGGTACATTGCTGCAAAAGGCATCCAAGGGTGGCATTGGATCTCAATCTGCAATTGAAAAGTTGGCAAAAGAAGCAAAGACAAACCCAGAATTGGCCGCTGCTGCTGCACGGTTAGGCATCGATCTTCCACCTGATGTTTTAAGCGACAATCCACTGCTCAAAAATGCTGCGGCTATGACCCGCGATCAAAAGGCATCTGAAGCGGCAGCTCAGTTTGAAACCATTGTAATAAATGCCTCCAATGCTGCTGATGAAGCAATCGCTGCAATCAATGCAAGCCCAGATCTTGCGACTGTCTCAGATAAAATTTTGACAAACGTGACTGCATCCCAAGCAGCTCTTAAAAAAGCCGCTGGAGATTTGTACAACGATGTTGACGCTCAAGTTCCAAAGTCAACTTTGGCGTCTGGCAACAACACTGTCATCTTACTTAATGAGCTAACTGATGAATTGGGTGGTCTAGACAATCTCAGCTCAACAGAGCGGTTGCTTTTTGATAAATTGACAAATCCAGATACACCACTAACATATGCCGCCTTGGTTCGTTTAAAGCAGGATATTGGCCGTGGGATAGGTCGAGGTCAGGGTCCATATGGTGATGTCAATCAATCTGCGCTTAAACGCATGTACGCAGCTCTATCTGAAGACCAGCTTCTAACCGTTGACCAAATCGGAGGTCCAGATCTTCGAGCAAAGTTGCGTTTGGCCAATCAGACCACAGCAAAGCAAAAGGCTTTAGAGAAGCGCATTGTAAATGCCTTTGGCAAAGATCTTGACGGCAGCATCGCTGGAAAACTCAGAACTGCTATAACGGCAGGAACCCGTGGTGATATAGGTAACCTAAACAAGATCCTAAAGGCGATACCAAAAGATCTTCAACGAGAAGCCATTGCGACTGCAATTAACGCTTTGTCAATTCCCGGTGGTGCGAGTGACTTACCATTTGGCTTTGCTGAATACGCGAAGACCATGAAGGGTTTGAAGCAGAACAAGCCGATATATAATAAGATCGTAAGCATACTTGGTCCTGACAGCGATCAGTTACTTACTGATCTTTTGAACATATCTCAGCGTATCACTGAGGCCCGTGGCCGTGTCTCTCAGACTGGCAAGGCTAACCAAGCTATGATCTTGGAAGGTCTAACCGCACAGAACATTGCAATGCGCATGATGGATACATCATTGGGACGCAGGGTTGTTCGTGGAGCTGCCGCAGGCGGAGGTTTTGCTGCTGGTGGGCCAGCAGGGGGCGTTGCCGCTGATCTGATCACTGATATGTTAATTACTCCAAAGCAAAAAGTAAAAATAGCTGCTGTTGGAGATTTACTTAACAGCGCGGCTTTCAAGAGTCTTGTGGATGCAGACTTTGCGGCTAACCAAGTTGCACTGCAAACCGCTCTAGATAAACTTGAAAAATCTCCAGCTTACAAGCGGTGGCTCAAGAGTGTTGGCATGTCACCTGACAGTGGAAGTGAATTCCTTCGTGGGGCGGCGCAAAACATAGCCCAGACAGCAGTTGTTGCAGGAGCTGATGGACAGATCGCTCCCCCAATGGAACAGCCTGTTGAGGAAGTTAACGATTCACCAGCACTGCAAAGTCTGATCGAAAGCATGGACCCGAATGTGTCAACCAGAGTGCAAGAGGTAGCCCAGTAGGCTACCCCCAATCCTTAAAGTGACCGAAGTCTTCGTTTTCGTTCCAGCCATCATTGTATTCTTTTAGCTGTTCCTCAGTGAGATCCACGACTTTGTAGCCGTGGCCTGTTCCGTTTGGCCAGTAGTGAGGCGAGTAGCTACGCCCGTAGTAACTATCTGCGCCGCCACGATCATGGGGTGAGCCGTGTGATTTGTTGAGTTTCATAATTAGTAATCCTCCCCATTTACTTTTACTTTTGTGGGGCGCTGGATGATGGTCTGCTTTACGCCATCACGGACGCCATGCTCTTTGACTTTGGCCATGAAAGTCACTTGAGCGCCTTTGCCCCAGTATTGTGTGCCTTTGTAGATGATGACGTTGTCATCAGCGTCACGGCAGATGTGAAGGTGTGATGTGCCATAGATGCCTTCCAGATCCACGATATGCTTCACTGTGACTGCAAAAGCCTGACGCTCGCCCACTGTGCCAACAAACTCGCACTTGCCATCTCTGGTGGCCCACTCAGCGGCTTGTGCGGCACGTTTGTCCAGCACCTTAACCATAGCGTTACGCATGTTTTTAGTGGGTCTTCCGTACTTTTCAATTCCGCCTTTAACGGCTGGGAAAAAGCCTTCGTCTTTTGAGCTGTAGCTAACCAAGAAATCGATGATCTCTTGAGCGCGGTCATCTGATTCAATCCACAAGGTGCGTTGAGAATGAGCGTGGTTTGCCAGCTTGCGAGCTTCGATTGAAGGGTAGTAGTTGTGTTCATGTTCGTGTGTTGGGTCATAAGCCATTTTAAGTTCCTCTCTCTCTACACAACTAATATATGACATCTGTCACAGATTGCAATAGGGGTAAGCAAAAAAAAGGGGCCGAAGCCCCAATTTATTTTTAATGATTAATCTCATTGACCCAGATGCCATAGACCATCTTTTGAGAGCTGTCGAAGGTATCGTGTGGGACGCCCTCAATTACAGCGCAGTAATGCTTAGACATGCGAGCAATGCAAACGCCTTCTGTGTCAGCAGCCTTGCACTTGCGCCCTTCAAACTTAGGCGCTGGCATCCAGAACCAGCCGTGCTTATTAAGCACTTTCTCATAGACAGATTTTGGCAATCCGTTTCGAGCTGACTTCTTGTTGCCAGCATCCTTGTTGGCTTGAGCCAACTCTTTGTAGCAGGCGTCATAGTCAAGGCCCAGCGCGATTGACATGGCGCGAACACCACAGTCTCCAGCGGAACCTTTGCGGCCAGTGGCGGCGCGGCCACCATCGTTGAATGTGAAATTTTGTTTAGTCATGTCATGCCCTCCCAGAGCGTTGTGGGGGCGCGATGGCCCCCGGTTGATTAGGCGTTTTCTTTTTCTCTGGCCAATTTGTCGGCTGCTGCCATGATGACTGACAGGGGTGTGAATTTTCCAGCGAGGTAATAGAAGCAGCGTGTGAATGTGGTGTTGTACTCATTGGTCACTTGGTGCGGCGTGACGCTTACAGGCAAGCCACCAAACAAACGGCCAAGCTCAACAGCTTCATGGTACTGAGCCATGCGGCGCTCAATCAGATCAACCACAGTCTCTGTCACTTCAGCTTGCTTGGCTGTGATGCGGTCAGACTTTGGAGCTGGCTTTACAACTTCAAGCTCTTTGAGCAAAACGCGAAATGTAATCAGATCAGTCAAGTCAGCGTGGTGTGCTTCATCAAACAAACGGAAATGCTTGTCGCGGATCTGGTGAAGATCAAACGGGATTGCAAAGTAATCTTCGCGTGACAAGCTGTCGATTGAAAATTGAAAATTGTTTTCACGAAGCATTTGGTATCCGCTGTTCAATTCACCAAGGGCTTCTTTCTGATGGGACTTAGCAGCAAAGGTTTGATCCTCTTGGGTCATGTTGATTGCGGATGAAACGTAGTCCTGAACGGTTTTGAATTTTGTGTTGTACATGGTCTTTCCTCTCTCTCTACACAACTAATATATGACATCTGTCACAGATTACAAGGGAAGTGGGGAAAATAATTTCCCCTTTAGATCAAATATTTTTGCCTGCCTTCCTTAAATTGCTGGTAAATGCCCTCAATTCTTCACGCGCATAAAACAATTTCTGTTGCGCATTATTTGGTGCATCTTTGCGCAAGCTATCTTCCTGCGCCCGGTCAACCTGAGATCGCAGCCACTGAAGCTGTGACGCCTGAAAGGCGGTTAGATCATTGTCGCTCATATCGCAAACCTCTCCAGAACTAAGGCCGCGACAAATGACGCCATAAGCGCCCCCCAGAACGTCAGAAACTTGATATGCTTACGCTCCAAAAACAATGGCTCCATGCCCTCTTCATTTTCCATTTTTAAACTCCAGTATTTTCTTGGACGCATCCGCTGCGCCCTTCCCAACGATCACGCAGTGACCAATTCCTTCAAGGTAAGCAATCATCTCTTTTTGATCTGGAGACAGACGCCCACCACTTTCTCGCTTCATCTCAACCCACAAATTCCAAGCAGGAATAAACAGATCTGGAACCCCAGCGACAACACCCTCCGCCTTGAACTTTTTGCCAGCAGAGATCGATCTCTTACCCCCATTGGGAACGGCAAAGATTAAAACGCCTGAAAACTTCGCCCGAAACCAATTAACAAAACCTACCTGTTCATCATGCTCAGAAGGGTATGTCTTCGAGGTCGCTGAGATCAGCGTAACCGCCCTGCGTCTTCGCCTCATGTTTTTTCTCCACTTGTGTGTAATCAAATTCTACAATTTCTTTGTACTTCGGATTGTGGCTGGATGGCTTCACCTTAACCCGGCTGGGTTTCTTCCAAAACCTAACCTCATCCAAGGCATCACCAGTTGTGTTGGCAGTAGCTCCAAGCAACGCCTTTCGAGCCTGATACCGTCCCGCTGCATAGCCCCCGTGATCTGGGCATAGCCATTCCGACACCTCTTCAAAGAAGCCATAGCTGTACGTCACTCGAATGCTGTCTGGCTTGCCTTCTTTCCTGTGACGCCGATAGCTCACGCTATCAACATCAACCCACTCAGACTGCACCTGTGACGATAGCATGGCCCCACGATAGCTGCTTGAGCTGTGGTTGAGTGTCGGGGCAGGAAACTCAAACCCGCACTCAGGGCAGATCTGACAGGCCGCATGAACCATTGTCTGGCACTTCCCACACTGCTTGGCAGGAGCTTCGCCATCACCACCCGACATTTTATCCTTGGGCTTCACCTGATCGATAAATCCGTGACGCTCGACATTCTGACCGTAATCCAGAATCAGGCAATTTTCCTTGCCGTCAGCGATCCGCGTCCCGCGCCCCACCATCTGGACGTACAGGCCAGTCGAAGCTGTAGCTCGAACAAGCGCAACCAGATCCACCTCTGGATGATCGAACCCTGTGGTCAGCACGTTCACATTAATCAGGCAGCGCAGTTTTCCACTCTTAAAGTCGGCAATGGTCTTCTCGCGCACAGCTCCACTGTCTGAACCTGTGACAACACCCACATCGATGCCATGATCCTCGAACTCATCTGCCAGCATATTCGCATGGTTCACCCCGCTGCTAAACACCAGCCAGCTCTTTCGGTCTGCCCCAAGATCAATGATCTCCTTAACAGTGGCAGCAACCAGCTCTGGATCAGACGCAGCAGTCGCAAGCTGGCTTTCGATAAACTCACCGCCACGCTTGCCAACACCTGTCAAATCAATCTGCTTTACGCCACCTTTCGAGATGACCGGGGACAGGTAACCCTGCTCCATCAACATGGCTACAGGTATGTCATGGGCGATCCCGTCAAAGATCGCGCCTTTGCCCTTATGCAAGTATCCCGTGTCCAATCGGTATGGCGTGGCTGTCAGTCCAACCACTTTCACCAATGGGTTGCACACCTTCAGATCAGTGATGAACCTGTTGTATCGTGTCTCGCTGTTTTTGGGCAGCAAGTGCGCCTCATCTATCAGAACCAAGTCAGGTGCAGGCACAATGTCATACGCCCTCTCCCAGACGCTCTGGATGCCTGCAAACGTGATCGGGCGATCCAAAACCTTCTGCTTCAAACCTGCGCTGTACATGCCAAAATCAGCCTCTGGGTACAGCTTCAGTAGCCCATTTGCCCCTTGCTCCAGCAGCTCCTTTACATGCGTCACAACCAAGACCCGTGTGCCGGGGAAGCTCATGGCATCCATAATGATCTGCGCGATGATCGCCGTCTTGCCAGAACCAGTCGGCGCAACAATCAGTGGGTTATCACCAGCCTTGCCAGCCCAGTAATTGTACAGGCCATCGACAGCTTCTTTCTGATAATCTCGAAGTTCAAACGTCATGATTCACCTACAGTATTAAATTCAGAAATTGGTATGTGGACTACAGGCTCTATGTCCTGCCAATCACCCCTGTCTTTTCTGCCGCCAATTTTTGCTTCCCATTCTTTACTGGATAAATCTACCCAGCCCATCTGATCAGTCCATTGAACTAAAAGAATGCAGTTAACTCCAAAATCACTATATGATCTTGCGACAACAACTTTAGACATTGAAATAATGTATGTGGAAAATGCAATTTTTTCATTTGTTCTGCATTTTACTTCAACAAAAGTTTTGATTGTTTTATTGTCGATTAAACAAAAATCCATTTTGTATTGTATAGGCAATTTTACAAAATCTACAGGCTCCCCAAAACTTGAAATAAATTTCTTTATTGCAATTGTTTCTTTGCTTAAATCTCCAGAAGTTTCGTATTTTGGTCTAAACGTCATTGACAATCCTCCCCAAAAAATCATCCGCGTCCTGAACAGCTTTACTTATGCCATGCTTGGTGATTTCACCTTCAACTTGCGAAATTAGATACTCAACCAGACCAGCTTCGATTTCAGCATTGATGATCGGCCAGTGATTGGCCCGTTTTCTTTGAATGATGAAGTTAATCATAATGATGGCAATTTCTTTATCGGTGATGTTACCCGGCATAACATTCAACATGATCGCAACCACTTCGCCTAATTCCTCGCGGTTCATGTCTGCATCCTCCCGGAAAATATCTCACGGCTGTTACCCTTATTGCGGATAATCTCACCCGTATCTTGATCCTCATATTCGACAAAATCATCCCCGGCGTCCACCACCTCGAAATCCTTCGGCATGATCTGAGGGATGTACAAATGCTCATCACAGGTCACAACAGGCTTGCCCTTCGCGCAGCTCCAAGTCCCATCATTCTCAGGCGTCACATGGCTGCACGTCCGACAGCTCACCTCTGGAATCTTACACCCGTGGCACACAGCCCAGTAAGGGCAGAACTTGCACTGCCAGTTGCTAGGATCTTCATGCAGCTTCGCCGGGGGCAATGCCGAATACACAATATCCTCTGCTTTTTTTACCAGCATCTTGGCCTCTGCCTTGTCCAGCTTGATCCGCTCGCCGTAAATCTCATCTGTGTTTTTGTTCACAGCAAGAAAGTAGCAGCGTTCCATGCCAGCCAAGTGCATACCAATCTGGCACTGCGCCCAGTAGATCGGCTTAGACTTTTGAACACCCATGTTCTTTGTGGTCTTGAAATTCTTGTCATTCATCGTCTTGAACTCAAGAGTGTGTGGCTTGCTGCTTTCCGCAAACCCCTCGCCAACGCCATCCAAGCTCAGTGCAAAGTGACCTCCGCAAGCCTCGAACCTGACCTGCTTGCCAGTCTCTGGATCTCTCTCCCAGACCGTCACGCCAACCGCTCGAAGGTTCGCAACAACGCGATCCTCTTCCCGGTCACCAGTCTCGAACAAACGCAAAAGACGCCCGTCAAAGTTGGGCGTCCAAGCATGTCTGAATTGATACCACAAAGCGCGGCTACACGGGTTGCCAATCTGGCTCCCCCCAAGGTGAGGTCTATGCTCATTCTTGCGCTTGTCTTTGTAGTGCTGATAAATCGCCTCAACAGTTTTAGGCGTAGCATATGGCTCAAGGTTCATTAAATTACCCCCATGTAACTAAGCGCAATTTGCACACAAAAACTAATTACCAAAAACTCAAGCATCTTACTCTCCTTCTATTCATTAAATGGGGCAGACTAGCCGCCCCATCATAGAATAGAACTATCGCTTCCAAGGTGGTGTGGCAGAACCATTTGCCGCCACAGCAGCCACAGGAATCTCCACAGGAGCAGAAGCAGCAGCGCCAGCAGCATCGTAGCCTTTTACCTCATTTGAGGCGCTGTACTCGCCGTCAGCAGGCTTGACCGCAACTTTGACCATCAGTGGCTTATCCAACAGCTCAGAGCTGTTCTTTGGGTTTGGCACATCAATCGCGCGGCAAATGCTCGACAGTGCGCGTTGGGCAATCTCAACAGCCACAGAGTTTGGGTTGTTCAGGTTCAGGCGATCAAAGACTTTGCGGCCAGCAAATTTTCCTTCGATCACTTCGATGTCCAACTGAAGGTAAGAGCCGTTCTGTTTTTTAGTCGGCTTTTCTTCAGTTTGAGTAATCACACATTTGTACCAATCCGCTGGCATTGGTTCGTATGATGTTTGTGGCTCAACAGCCATTGCGTTAAATCCATTAAGATCCATTTGAGTTTCTCCTACTCTGCTACAAATTGTTCAAAAGGGTTGCCGCCGTCAAAAGTAAACGGCAGTGGCTCAGTGATATTGAACCGATTTTTGGTCACGCTCGAAGCCTGTGGAAAGCACAGGATCTCACGCTCACCTGTAGAAATGGCGCGCTTCTTATCGCCATCGCCTCTGGTAAATGTCTTCAGTCGGATAAGCCCAACCAGATCGACATTATCTGTATAGTGCGGGATGCTCTTCTTGTGCATCCGTACACAATAACGTGCGTATGGGTCCATGTCAGGCAGATCCAAAGTTTCGGTATCTGCGTGGCCAATGAACACAACATTCATGCCAGTCTCATAGGCAAGGCTACCAGCCCAGTCACGAACCTGACGATGTACCTCAGATGCTGTGCCATAGCCTGCGCCATAGCCACCACCCGCTTGGTTGATCGACTTGGCCTTGGGATCAGCAGCAACAATCTCGCTCTCAATCATCGTGGCCAACTGCGTGATGCTGTCGATCACAAGAGTTTTGAACTCATGCTTTTCTGTCGCCAGAACCTCAATCGCATCAAATACATCTTTGCTTGAGGTCGCCAGCGGAAACAGGCTGACATTTTCATTGCCCTGCAAGCTGGCTGTACCATCTTCTGTACGGATGAAGACAGGCTTCGGGAACATCGCCGCCAAAGTTGTCTTGCCCATTCCGCCTTCGCCAAAGAGCGTGGCAATGACTGGCCGTTGCCCGGTGGGCTTCGACAGTGATTTTAAATTGATAGCCATTATTGTTTCTCCCAAAGCTCAATGAATGATAAAGCCAACAAATAAATTTCTCGTTGAGTTTCTACAGTAATTATTTCGCTGAGATTATTTCCAACTTTTTGTTGTGAAGCACCGAATATAAGTTCCGCTCCTTCTACAGCATTTTGGTCTTGGTCTGGCACTGTGCATGGCCTTATCAAGTAAACCTTATCTAAATTTACCAAAATAGGTGTTAATGATCCGTCATGCTGAACTTTGTTTAAATTTACCAAAATAGCCATTACCAATCCTTTCCAAATACGAGGGCGAACACCTCATCCAAAATTTCATCCATAGTTTTCATTTTACTTCTCCAGATGTTTAGGCCGTAGCTTTGGCCTGATTGATTTAGATGCGACATCTGTCTCTTCACAACTTGATCGGATGTCGCGGTAATTTTTATAGATCGCGGCGTGAATTTGATCCTGCGCCGCGATGCAAGAGTGGTAGTTATTAAATGGAATGCGGAACTCTAATCTTTCGCCGCTATCAAATTCCAAAGAATAACTAACCACCAAAATGAACCAGAAGGTCACTAGAGCGCCTCGACTTTGACGCCAACTTTGCCCTGCTTAGTTTCAAAAGCCTTCGAGACTTTTGCCCAGAGCCGTGGCTCCTTCTCCACCAAGTAACGACACGCTGCCGCGTCAGCACTAATAGTATGCTTCACTGGCTCCCACCCGATAGGAAGTTTATCTTTAACTTTTTCCCAGACTATAGGATCAACCTTACGAGACACAGGCTGCGTCAGCGTAACTTTAAACAGATCCAATTTGTGGGTAATTGAGCCTTCACTCTTGGCTTCCAGAGCCTCAGTGATTTGGGCTTCTATCGCATGACGCTGTGCGATAATCATTTTTTCTTGCGCCTTAATTTCTAGCCACTCGGAGGCCAATCCATCAATATTGCTCATGGCAATTTCCTTTCTTTCACTCTCTCTACAAAATTCGGTTTACAGAAAGATTTTCAGCCTGTAAAGCTGTTTTTGCAAAATATGTAAATTTAGCCCTAAATGGAGAAAAAAATGACCAACCTCATGCCCATCGATGATATTCGAGAATCCTTGCAGGATAGGCGTTTAACCGTGGTGGCGGAACGCTGTGGACTATCCCATCCAACCGTCAAAGCAATCGCCACAGGCAACGAACAAATCAGTCTCACAACATGGAAAAAGCTCTCAGAGTACCTGAGTGATTCGCAATGAAAGTAGAAGACTACTGTTCCAAGCTAGGCTGGTATCTTGTCACCATCCCGGCAGGCTCGAAGGGGCCGACATCTTTCGGCTGGCAGAAGCCAGAGAGAGCTTTGTCAGATCCTGATGAGGCCAGAAAATACTACGAGCAAAATCCAACGCACAATGTTGGGCTATTGCACGGCGCGTCAGGCACATGCGCCATCGACATCGATCACGTCGAAAACACCAAGCTGATCTTTGAAGAGCTGGGCATCGACTTCAGCCTGCTTATGAACTCCGCGCCACAAATCATTGGGCGTGAAAACCGTGGCAAGCTGATCTTCAAAGCACCAGCAGATCTTGGCACACACAAAATATCGTGGCCCGTTAAAGATGATCCGCGCAAGACCGAAGTGGTGTTCGAGCTTCGAGCTGGTTCAGTGCAGGACGTTCTGCCGCCATCGATCCACCCAGATACTGGACGCCCATATGAGTGGGCAGGAATGTCTGTCTGGGATGGCATTCCAGAGCTGCCGCAACAGCTTCTGACCTTATGGCGTGAGTGGGACAAGTTTCGCCCACAGCTTCAGGACATCTGCCCGTGGAAGAAGAAGGCAGAGTTTCAGCCAACCAAGCGCCCACGTCCAAAGGGTGACAGCACAAGCGTGATCGACGCCTACAATCAGGCCAACGATATGCACAGCCTGCTAGTCCAGTACGGATACAAGCAGACATCCCGTGGACGATACCTGTCGCCCAACTCCACATCTAAATTGGCAGGCGTAAAGTTGTTCGATGATGGCCGTGCCTACTCGCACCATGCATCAGATCCCTTCGACAGCGCCCACACATTCGATGCCTTCGAGCTTTACTTGCAGTACGAACACATGGGCAATGTGACCAACGCAGTCAAAGAGGCAGCTCAGATCCTCAACGTCACGCAAGATCCAGACTACGAATATGACAAAGAGGCTATAGATCACGGCGCCAAAATAGCCGCTTCGATCATGTCGAAGCCAGCCAAGAAGTCAGACGAACCACTAGATAGTGTGCCTGAAGATCTCTTGTCGGTCCCCGGTGTCCTGCAAGATGTGGTCAACTTCTACACTGTAACAGCCATCAAGCCGCAGCCACAGTTCGCTGTCCAAGCTGCCATTGCATATGGCTCAGTAGTGATGGGACGCCGCTGGGTAACAGATCAGCGTAACTTCTCCAGCCTGTACTTCCTCAATATTGGTGAGACAGGATCGGGCAAGGAACACACAAAGACAGTTCTCGAAGAGCTACTCGAAGAGGCTGGGCTTGATGAGCTGATCGGTCCCGCAGGCTACACTTCCGCCGCCGGGGTGATCTCAACTCTGACCAAAAAGCCCACTCACGTTTCAGTGGTGGACGAACTTGGACGCCAGCTCAAGTCAGCAGCAGCCAAGGGTAACCAGCACAAGGCAGACGCCCTGACATCGATCATGGAATGCTTTGGCCGTCAGGATGGCACACTTCGCCAGCAAGGCTATGCAACCAACACCATGAAGTCGGCAGACGCTGAGAAGTTGGAGAAGGTCGTAAAGCGCCCCAGTTTGACACTGGTCGGCATGTCCACGCCGTCAGAGTTCATGCAGGCAATTGGCGGTGGTGATGTAGCTTCAGGTCTTCTGAACCGATTCGTCATCGTTAAGTCAGAGATAGGCGTCCAGCTCTCGCAGGAAAAGCGCAGATCAAATATCTCTGAGCGTCTGGCCAAGTGGTCAAAGGAACATGCCCACGCCCAAGTCGGTGATCTCGACATAGGCAACGCGCATGACATGCCGCCCCATCCAGTTGAAGTTCCCTTCACGCCAGAGGCCAAAAAACTTCTGCGCCAGTATGAAGAAAGACTTGTCGATGCCATCAAGAAAGAGACTGGCACAGGGCTGGAGGCTATGTACAATCGCTCTAGAGAGATCGCCATGCGCCTGTCACTTATCATCGCCCGGTCTATGGATCAGGATGAAATCGGACCTGACGCAATGGAGTGGTCGATCAACTACGTCGATCACTATGCCAAGCAGACCATTGAGATGTTCCGCTCGAACATGGCCGAAGGCCCATTCGATGCAGCCTGTAAGGCAGTCTATGCCAAGATCGAAAAGTCTGGGCTGGGTGGCATTACCGAAAGCCAGATCTCTCGAACAGTTTCGGCCTTCGCAAATATGGAGCCAAGACGCCGCAAGGAAGTCTTCGCAGCTCTGGTTGAAGATCGTGGCATTGAATACCGCCAAAGCAATGAAGGCATGAGGGGCAAGCCACGCTTCGCATACTTCGCACCACCACAACATTAGGGAGAGCAGAATGAAAAACGTAACAAGATCCGAAATTTTGGATACCGCCAAAGAATATGTAACCAAAGATCGCGCTGCACAGCACGGCGACATGGAAAGCAACCTGACCAATATCGCAAAGCTCTGGTCAGTTTTCTTAGAAGTGCCAATCGAACCGCATCAGGTGGGGGTCTGCATGACCCTCCTGAAAATTGCTAGGATCAAGTCAACCCCTGAAAATGCAGATCATTGGGAGGACTCTTGTGGATACATGGCATGTGGTGGGGAGCTGATTGCCAAGAAGCCCAGCCCCTTAAAAGCCACAAAGTTTCAGGGTGGCAACACATGAGCGATGAAAAGATCAAACGGGTCATCCAATATCTCAAAGACATCAGGGATGTGGCCGCAATCAGTGAGGGAACTGACTGGTATGCCATGATGGCACAGAAGGCTCTGGATGAGCTGGAGGATAGTAAACCATGAAGGCATCAACAATCATCGGGGGAAAGTCGCCCAAAAATAGCCGCAACGCCGCTGACTTCTATGCAACCCCACCTGAATGCACCATCGCTTTGCTCGACAACTTCGACTGGCTGTTCGGTGGATCTCGCATCTGGGAGCCAGCCTGCGGTGATGGGGCCATCTCAAAAGTTCTGGAGGGCAGAGGTTATGATGTCATCTCAACTGATCTGAATGACCAAGGATATGGTGAGAGCGGGATGAACTTCCTGAACGCTGATTGCAATTGCGGTGGCATCATCACCAACCCGCCATTCAATCTGGCCGCTGAGTTTATCGAAAGATCTGCCGCAAAGAACATTCCATTTGCTATGCTGACCAAGGCCACCTTTTGGCACGCTAAGAAGCGCGAAAAGCTCTTCATGTCCACAAGGCCAATGGCGATCATAGCAATGACGTGGAGGCCAGCCATGTCACCAGAGAGGGGCAAGAGCGCCACTATGGATTTCATCTGGACCGTCTGGGGAGCTGCCCCATCAAAGAAGACCGAATACATTCTACAAGGAAAGACCAGTGACTAAAAATACAGAAGTACAAAAGCTCCAGAGCAAGAACGCCGTACAGCGAAACGAGATCGCACGGCTGACGCAATTGGTTCAGAAACTCATGGAGCAACGAGATGAACTAACCAAAGATCTAAAATGGATGAGGGGCGAGAAATGATACGCAAGAACGGTTTTACATTCGGGCCAGAGGCAATGGCAAATAATATCGGTAAGTTCCCAAGGACAAGGGAGGGCAAGAAGGCTGACCAAATGACCAAAGTTAGGATGCAACTTGCCTCCTATAGAAAGAACGGAACCCCGAAACCAATCTCCCTGCCCGAAGAGCCTTGGGCCAAAAAGAGCTGATATTAATTAGTGCAGTATTTACTGCATTTTTAAATAACACTGTATTAGGCATTGAAATCAACAGGTTACGATTTATTGCATTTATTGCAATATTGCAGTCCCCCTTAGTGCCTAATACCCCCCCCTATATGTCTGAGAGTAGGGTAGGGTAGGTAGTATGTAGTAATGTAATAAATAATATATCTATATATATATACTATAAGAATAAGGGGTTTGGGCTGGGTGAATAAGTGCAGTATGGGGTGACTGCAATAAATATGCAGTAAATACATTAAAAAAACTTTCCATGACTACTTGTAATCTATGACAGGCGTGTTACTTATGGTGTGTAGAGAGAGGGAGACAACAAATGTCTATACGCAGAATGGAATACAAAAAGAATGGCTACGACATCCGTTGCCGCGTTGAGGGGTCTGGGGATTATGCAGAGGGACTTATCCTCTGGAAATCTTACGGCGACGATAAATACATCGTCATTGGTAAAATCTATAAGACCACAACAGCAGCTTGTGGCACAACACGCGATACCGCAACTTGGCATCACGTCAAAGGCGCAAGCCCAATCACCAAAAAATCTTGGCACGAAGCCGCCAAAGATCTCTATGCTGCCTTCCGTAAGGAGGCAGCGTGATGAAGCCTAAATTTAAAAAGTCACGCCGCAAAGGTGACCTGCGCCAGCCTTGGGAATACCAAGGTTGGCTAATCCACAGCTCAAAGCCGGGCATGTATAACATATGTAACTGGTTTGCTAATAAAGACGGCCATAAAACAATAGTCGCCAGTAGCCTAAATGATCTGTGCTTAGAAATAGATAAAGTTATGGAGGAAGCGTGATGACACTCGCAACCTCGCACTGCCCAAATTGCGAAACCAAAATGACAACCATCGACTCAAGACCGCACTTGCATTATGGCTTTCCAACAATTAAACGCAGACGTAAATGTTTGACATGCGACTTTCGTATAAGCTCAGTCGAACTGCCTGCATCTCTCGCAGATGAAATATTCCAAGAGGATTAACAATGGAACAGATCGCAACACTCGAAACTCAAATCAAAGAGTTCAACAAAATGGTCGATAGATCACAGACATCAATCAACCACCTCAAGACATTCTCCGCGATCTGCCAGTCGTACCCAATCACAAGCGCAGACCTCGCAATCAAAATGGATCTCAAAAACTCAACCCTCAACAGATTGCTGCACTCGCTCGCTGAAAATAGCAGAGGCCAAACAGAAGCAGCAGAGCTGATCGAAATCGAAATGGACGCAACAGATAAGCGCCAACGAAACATCAAGCTCACACCCAAAGGCAAAAGCCTGATGAAGAAAATGTTCGGAGGTAAAAAATGAAAGATAAAATAAAACCACATTCCGAAAATACAGAAATCCCATCAAAAAATCGAAGAAAAGAAATAGCAACATTTTTTGAGCCAATTCTAAACGAGTTATTTGGCAGAGAGTGTCAAAAATGTTCGGAGCAAAAAAATGATCGTTAAATCTTGGAAGTTCACAGGCTTCAAAGCAACCTTCCCAGAATGGGTTGCAGAAAATACATCTAAACGTGCAGGATCTTCTCACCTCTGGGTTCACACCCAGTACGGCGAAGCACCAGCAAGAGAAGGCGAATGGATCTCAATCAATCTGAGAGGCCACTTAGATATTCACAGCAAAAAACCAGAAGGATGGGCAAAAGAAATGATGGCAGGCGCAGCATTCGTAGTTCTAATCGCAGCAGTGTTTGTAATATTCCTTGCAATGTGATAACCAAAACTCACTGCTCGATTTGGCCCATGCCTGTGGCCTCATCCCCAACTGCCCCCGCCTTTGTGGTGGGGGTTTTTTCTTGACTGTGTAAAAAAATTATGATTAAAATATTTTAGTCGTAAAAAAGTAGATCTATTTTTTTATTGCCTCGTTTCGGATTTTGGTCGATCCCGTTAGTGACGAAGAGAAGCCCTCAGATTAAGTTCTGGGGGTTTCTTTTTTAAATGATCTATCTTACATTGCAGTAAAACTGGAAAGATCACCACATGGCAAAGAAAAAGTCAAAGAACCCTGTCGGAAGGCCCAAGTTCGAGGTCACTCCTGAAGTGCTGGAAAACACAAAACGCTTTATGGCGCAGGGCTTAACTAAAGAACAATGTGCTGCTTCGCTGGGAATATCTCGCTCGAAATTCTTTGAAATTCAGGAACAAAATGTGGATTTCTTGGACGCTATAAAAAGCGGTGAGGCCGAAGGCATACAGCAAGTAACCAACGCACTCTATGAAAAGGCCACAGTTGATCGGGATAACACCGCCATGATCTTCTTCCTGAAGAACCGCGCAGGCTGGGTCGATAAAAAAGAAGTCGCAACAACCGTCGAACAAAAGCACGTCATAGATATTACGAGGATCAGCGATGAACAGCTCAACGCACTTGCAACAATTTTTGAACAGTCTAACGCTGGAGCAAGTGCAGGCGGAGCGTTACCGCAGATCATTGAGGGAGTTTACGAAAGCAGCTTGGCCGACGATTGAACCGGGCGTTGAGTTCCAGAACAACTGGCACGTCGATGCAATTAGCGATCATCTACAAGCCGTTG